ACCACCCACTACGACGTCACCGCCGCCGAGCTCCTTGAGGTCTCATCGGTCGTTATCCCACGGTTCGCCGACGCGCGAATCGCCCGCATTGCCGCCACCCATGGAGGTAACCCAGCCATGCCCACCGCGACCCTTCCCGCCGTGCGCGGCGGACAACCCGAAGAGCCCGACGTCCCCGACGTCCCCGACGACGACAAGGGCGGCGACGACGAACGGGTGCAGGCCCACCGCCGGGCGCTCGCCGGGCTCGACCCGGTCCGCGCCCTCGCCGCGCTGACCGCCACCCGGGGCCGTTACCGGACCTTCGGGGACTACGTGATGGCCGTCGCCACCGGAGCGATCGAACCCGGTTACCGGGACCGGGTCGAAGCCGCGTGGACCGACGAGCTCACCACCGACGTGCCGGGGATCGTCCCCGAACAATGGATGCGCGAGATCATCGACTTGATGGGCACCGTCTCGGCGACCGTCGATCTGTTCTCATCGCGGCCCCTCCCCGACTCCGGGATGACCCTCCACGTCCCCCGGCTCGACCAGGGCCCCGACGTCGGCCCGCAGACCGCGGAAAAAACCGAGATCGCGTCGCGCAAGGTGCTGATCGGGGACGTTCAGTTCCCGGTCGGGACGTTCGCCGGTGGCCAGGACGTATCGATCCAAACGATTCTGCGTACCGAACCCGCCTACCTCGACGAGCTCATGCGGCTCTTCGCCCGGGAAATGGCTCTCCAAGTCAACATCTCCGCCAACGCCGCGCTCGTCGCCGGCACCACCCAAACCTCGCCGCTGTCCGCCGCCGACGTCAACGGGTCGGTGATCGACGCCGCGGTGCTGATCCTCAACGGGACGTACAGCTTCCCGGAGGTCATGCTGCTCGGCGTCAACGTGTGGGCCGCGATCGGGAAAGCCACCGACGACGCCGGCCGGCCACTGTTCCCGACCTACTCGCCGATGAACCCGGTCGGGTCGTTCCGGCTCACCGACGACGCCGGCGCCGTCCGTGACCTGGGCTGGCGGGTCGATCCGAGCATGGACCCGAACCTGGCGATCGTCGGGCTGCGCGACGCGTTCCGCACGTGGCGGTCCCCGATGCGGACCCTGAGCGTGGACGTGCCCCGCTTGCTGGGCCGCGACGTCGCCGTGTTCGAATTCGCCGCCTACGGGGTCACCGACGCCCGCGGGCTCGTCAAGATGACGTTGGCCGCCACCCAGGCCGCGAAGCGGGCGGCCAGCTGACCCGATGGCCGACCCGCCGGTCCCGGTGACCTGGGTGCCCGTGGAGACGGTCGCCGCTGAGGTCGGGGTGCCGGTGACCACCGCGCCCGGGGACGCCCGCCTGGTCGACGCCACCGCGGCCGCCAACGCGTTCTGTTTCCGTCGCCGGGCGGCCAGCGGTTACGTGGACGACCCGACGGTGTCCCCCGGCGCGGACATCGACGAGGGTGTCGTGTTCTACGCCGCCGCGCTCTACCGGATGAAAGGCGCGGTCGACGGGTTCGCGTCGTTCGCGGAATGGCCGAATCAGGCGGCGATGCCCCCGGGGACGTTGGGGCAGGTGTTCCGGCTGCTCGGCGTCCCCCGCCCGGTGGTCGCCTGATGGCCACCGACGACGCCCAGCTCAACGCGTTGCGCGACGAGCTCACCGGCCAGCTGCGCGCCGTGTTCGGTGAATCCACCCCGGTCGTCGATGACGTCCGCGACGTCAACCCGCCCTGTGTGCTCGTCGGCGCGCCCCGCGTCACGCTCGACGACCCGCGCACCTGGCGGGTCCTGATCCCCGTCCACGTGCTCACCCCGCCACCCGCCCACGGCGACGCCGTCCGGTGGATGCTCGACTCGCTCGGCGCGGTGATGACCGGTGTACCCGGGGTCGGGGACGCCGAAGCGATCCCCTACCCGACCTCCGAGCGGGACCTGCCGTCGTACACCGCGACCATCACCCGGTTCGTCGCTATCTGCTGAAAGGACGCCACCCATGCCCCGCCAGACCATCGTCATCGAAGACGCCGTCGTGGACTTCACGCTCACCCCGCCGGGTACCCCAGTGGACTACTCATGCCAAGTCATCTCGGCGGCGATCACCCCGACCCCCAACGCGGTCGACATCCCCGCGACGTTCTGCGCGCCCGCCTCGCAGACCGCGGCCGGGTCATCGTTCACGTTGGACCTGACGTTCCTGCAGGATTGGGGGGCAACCGATTCGCTCTCACAGTTCCTGTACGACAACGACGCCACCGCGGGTGTCGCGTTCACGGTGTCCGGGATCGCGGTCGCGTCCGGCACCGCGGTGGAGGCCGCCGGGGTCTGCACAATCGTCGCCGCCGCCTACGGCGGGGAGGCCGGCACCCCGCTGCAAGCCACCGCGTCGCTCCCGATCGACGGGAAACCGACGATCGGCCCCGGTGCCGCCACCCTCGCCGCGGAATCCGACGAGCGCACCTACCAGACCGCCTGACGTCTGATGGCCCGGGACCTGGGGGATGCCGCCCGGTCGGTCGGCGCGCTCGCCCATGGACTCCCCGACGTGACCCGCGACGCGCTCCCCGCGACACTCGCCAGAGGCCGCCAGGACCTGCTCGATGAGCTCCGCGGTCCGACCGGCGGTGATCTGCGGCTCTCGGGGGCCGGCCCGGTTTCTGTCACGGTACGAAACCCGGCGTCGGGGCCGGGGCAGCTGCAGGCCCGCGGCCCGGTCCGGCTGCTCGAGGATCGGGTGCCCGCCCATGACATCGCGCCCCGCGCCGATGGGGTCCTCGCCGGCCACCTGTCGCACCCGGTGGCTGGCCGGGTCCGCCACCGCGGCTACCCGGCCAAGCATGTCTGGACGCGCGCGGTGGCCCGGACGGTCCCCGACCTCGGCGCGGTCTACGCCCACGGGGTGTCGGTCGGGATGGCCGCCGCCTACCGGGGGGCGCGCTGATGGCCACCTACACCGACCGGCTGCTGCTGGTGGTCGACGCGGCGACAAAAGCCGCGCAGGGTCAGCTGGGGTCGCTACAGAAATCGCTCGGGCAGACCGACACCGCGTCACAGAAAGCGACCCGCTCGACGAGCGCGCTGGGGAAGGGCTGGGATGCGCTGCGTTCGTCGGGGCTGCTCGCCGCGGTGTCCGTCGCCGGGGTCGCCCAGCAAGTACTGAAAGCCGCTCAGGCGTGGACGACGCTCGGCAAGGACGTCACCGACACGTCCGACGCGTTGGGGATCTCCACCGAAGAGGCGTCCCGGTGGATCGCGGTCGCCGATGACTACGAGGTCTCGTCGGACAAGATGACCGCCGCGCTGCTGCGCGTCGGGAGGGCGGCCGCCGGGTCCGGGGAGACGTTGACCGATCTGGGCATCGCGATCGACCGGACCGACACGGGCGCGGTGGACCTGACCGGCACCGCGGAGAACATCGCCGATGGTCTCTCGAGGATTCAAGACCCCGCGGCGCGGGCCGCGGCCGGCACCAAGATTTTTGGGAAGGCCTGGGCTGATCTGGCCCCGGTGTTCTCCAAGACTGGCGCCGAGCTCGACGGGATGCTCGCCGGTGTCTCGGACGCCCAAGTGCTCACCGCGGAAGAGGCCGAATCCGCGGAGGATCTACGGCTTGCCCAGGATCGGCTCAACGATTCGCTCGGTGACCTGCAGCTCGAGCTCGGGAAAGCCACGGCGAAGATGGCGCCGAGATGCAGGACCGGGCCGGGTTCGATCTGTTCACCAACGCGATCGACCTGCCGCTGCAACTGCTCAAGAACATGCGCGAGGGCCGCAACCCGTTCGAGAAGGTGAACGACGGACTCAAGGACGGGACCCCGCTCGCCCAGGCCTACGCCAAACAGATCGCGACCGTGGCCCAGGCGACCGCCGATGCTGCCGCCGGCACCGGGGAGCTCACCGACCAGCTCGACGAGCTCCGCGACGGGATCGACATGGAACGCGAAGCCCTCGACCTCGCCGACGCGTTCGATGACATCACCGCCGCCGCGCAAGAAGCCTGGGGGGCCGCCGCCGGGGGCGCCGCGGACGCCGCCGCCAAGGGCCGCGACTACGAGCGGGCCATCCTCAAAGCCAAAGACCAAGCCCTCGACTTCATGGAGACCCTCGGCGATGTCCCCGCCGAAAAGCAGGTGGAGATCTTGACCCTTATCGACCAGGGCGACTACCGGGCCGCGCAGGTCAAGCTGAACGCGCTCGCCGCGCCGATCCGCACGACCGTCGTGATCGCCGGGGTCACCCTCGAAAAGGGCGTCCGCTACGTCCAGGGTCAGGGATGGGTGCCGTCCGGGGTCGCCGCCGCACGCTCCGGGGGTCCGGCGGCGGCGACCCCCGCCGCGCGCGGCGCCCCCGCCCC